CAACAGGAATTAGATACTCTTAATGCATATCGGGATGAGTGCAAGAGTGTGATTGCGGAATTATTGGAAATGTAGTCATTGCGTGAATGATAATAGAAGCCTGGTAAATGCACCAGGCTTTTATATTTTATTCAAAAACGTATTATGACCATTCAAGAAATATTAGCACTCAGCGATTTTAAGAAAGCAGTTGATGTCTTGACGAAAGATACCAGGGAGGAGCGTAACCGGGAAGAGTATCGTGCAGAGTACAAGGGTGATAGGAGCAGGAGGACATCTAGCGTTGACAAACGTAAGAACAAGTCTGTTGATGTCTATTCTGAGACTGAAACTGAAATTGATCATGATGGAAATGAAGTCCCAAAAAAGACAGGTACCGAAACAATATTTGTTGCAAAAGCTAAAACAAACATCCCGAAGCGTATTGTGAGAATTGCAACGGCTTTTTTATTCGGAGGTGAGATGAATGTTTCATTCGCTGTAGATAACGATGGATCACAGCACTTCAAGGAGGTTTTTGAAGATAACCTGAAAATGAAGTCTGTATTTAACCAGTTTGCCCGTATCGTCAAGACCGAGACGAAAGGTGCAATCGTCTTCTATCCTCGACCTAGTACAAACGAAGATGGAGATGCTGTAACCGATGTGAAAACATTAATCTTATCGCTGAAAAATGGTGATTTCTGGCCGCATTTTGACGATTACGGCGACATGGATGCCTTCACAAGGAAATATAAGGCGGTGTACGATGAAGATGGGAAAGAGCATGATTTCCTCTGGATCCAGACAGCAGAATCAGAATACAGATATGTTGATATTTCAGGGGAATGGGTGTTGCTTGAAGGATATCCGCTCAAGAATCTTGCTGGGAAGATAACGGTTGTATATGCAGAGCAGGATGATCCGGAGTGGGAAGATGTTGCCAATCTGCTCGACTATTACGAGAACAGGATCTCCCGTATGATCGACACGAACGACTATTTTGGTGATCCTATCTTGAAGAACTACGGAGAAAGCTCTCTCCCATCCAAGAACACCGTTGGGAAACAGATCTCATATCCAATCAGGGTAGACCAGAGTTCAGGGAAGGAGTATCATGGCGATGCTGATTACCTTGTTTGGCAGCAATCAATAGACAGTATTAAGTTGGAGCTTGAAACGCTCCGCAATGAAATATATGCTGGATCATCCACGCCTGATTTATCCTTCGAGAACATGAAAAGCATCGGGGCTATTTCTGGTACCGCCATCGAGTTGATGTTTATCGAGGCATTCATCAAATCTGCTGAAGGTATGGAGATTTTTGGGCCTGTTGTTCAGCGATCTGTTTCAGTCGTTCGCGCGATGATATCTAATATCACCAATACGAAATACAAGGAAGCTCTCAAAAATGCAAGGCCGAGAGTTACATTTGGCACTGTTCTCCCGGATCACCTTAAAGAGATGGTTGAAGTATTGTACACGGCAAATGGTGGTAAAGCGATAAATTCTCAGCGTACAATAGTAGCACATTCACCACTTACGAAGAACGTGGATGAAGAGATTGCCCAGCTGGAGGCGGAGGCACAGGCAGACAGTGATCGCATCAAATTTGAAGGAATGACGTTCTGATGCCGACACTCAACATAACATATCAGGATAAAAAACACCTCCAGCGGGTACTGTCACAGGAGCAGCAGGTGAATGCGCTGTTTAACCACTTTATCCGTCTGTTATCTCCCGAAATGAGGAAGTGGAAGGATCCCGGTAAATCAGGAAGCGTGTGGATCCGTAATGCAACTGTCGAGAACAGAATTGACCGGTATTTGAATGAGTTTCAGAGATCACTCGAGAAAATGATTACTCAGAACCAGAAAGAGGCTTGGATGGATGCTATCACGAAAAATGACGTGATTGTAGAGCAGTACATCAAGAATATGGCCATATCTTCTACTGTCAAGAGCGGATTGTTCAAGCGAAACCTTGAAGGCCTTACAGCTCTACAAAAGCGTGTCGATGATGGCATGAATCTTTCTCAACGTGTATGGAACATCACTGAACAGACAAAAGGCCATGTAGAATTCTTTCTTGAAAGTGGAATTGCACAAGGTAGGTCGGCAGAAGCAATTGGGCGCGATTTCAGACAGCTTCTTAACAATCCCGATAAGAGGTTCAGGCGAGTGCGAAATAATGAAGGGAAGCTGATGCTATCTCAGCCAATGAAGGATTATCACCCTGGCCGGGGAGTGTATCGGTCCTCTCGGATGAATGCACTGCGTGTGGCCAGTACCGAAACGAATATGGGGTATCGCATGAGTGATGCAGAGAGATGGGAACAACTTGATTTTATCCTGGGTTATGAGGTGCGCAGGTCCGCCAATGCTCATCCATGTCCTATCTGTGATTCGCTGAAAGGCCAGTACCCGAAAGAATTTATTTTCCCTGGATGGCACCCTTTCTGCATCTGCTATGCTGTTCCAATCGTGATGGAACATGATGATTTCGCAGATTTCTTACTGCATGAAGATATTCCGAAGAATAAAATAATAACCGATATTCCACAGCGCTCACGGTCATGGATATCTGATTACATGCAGAAAGCCGGAAAACCACCAATATTCGTAAAGCAAAATGTTTCATGGTTCAACAAAGATCGCGATACATAATATCAATCGCGATCTTTTTGTTTATCTGTTGCCTCCGACTTAATAAAGTCTGACCTTTACCATATGAAAATTAAACATCAAACATTTAAAAGTATGACAGTAGAAGAATTATTTTATTTCCTGGAGGAGAATTTGGATAACGGCACGATCGACCTAGACACTGAAGTAAGGTTTGCAAGTCAACCACACTACCCTCTTGAATCATCAATTGAGAATGTACAGTACATCGATGGTATTGTCTACCTGGCCGAAGATCATAAAGAGAATTATCTTCCGAAAGAAGTGGCAGAAGCATTAAACTGGTAGTAATAATATGGGCTTAGTTTTTTTGCGCACGTTTTTTGAGAAATAGCCATCCGGAAAGGGAGAATCTGAAAAAACAGCAACGAGAGAGAGCAGTTCGAAAGAGCTGCTTTTTTCGTTTACAGAAAAAAGATGTTCCGTTATATTTTAAACGAAAAGCGTTTGATATGACAATTTTAGAATTAATCAAAGCACAGTGCGGAGTCCAGGGAGTTGACAAGAAGCACGCTGAGAGAATCGAAAAGATATCTGGCATCACAGAGGAAAAGGATGGGAACATCATCGCAGCTGTGAAAAGCTTCAAGGAAAACATCCTGCCGGCAATTGAAGAAGCCTCTGGTGATAGCAAGAAAGCAGAGCTGAAAGCCATCGAAGAGTATGAGAAGAAACACAACCTTAAGGATGGCAAGCCGATTGCTACGGATGATCCGGATGAACTCGAAAAAAAAGAAGACACAGTGGAGAACAAGGAAATTGCAGAATTGAAGAAAACGATCGATATCCTCAATGAGTCTGTCAAGACCGTTCTGAGCTCGCAAAAAAATGCAAGTACGCTCGAGGCCGTTAAGCAGAAGCTGAAAGGCAAGATCGATGATAAGTTCCTGGAGAAATACGCCAAGCGTGTCAACCTGGAAGCTGAAGACCTCAATGCAGAGATCGAGGTGATTGTAAAGGAGTTCAACGAAGATAAGCAGACATTCCTGAATGAAGCGGTTGCTTCAGGAGGTTACCAGCCAATATCTGGCGGTACAGCTGGGGACAAGTCGGTTGAAGAGTGGACGAAGATCATGAACGGTCCGAAGAGTGACGGTGAAGATGTTGGTGTGGTTAGTTTAGGTTTGTAACGCTTTAATTTTTAATATATAACGTTATGTTTAGAAAAAAAGAAACTGAATTTCAATATGCTCCGGGGATCGAAGTAATCCTTGAGGACATAATCGGTGGTGGAACCATCGCGCGTGAAGAGATTAAAGGAATTGTTGACGAATTACCTCCGTTATGTATAGTAGGTAAAGACAATAATGGCCTTTATCATGTTGTCAAAACAGGTAAAATTACAGCGATTGTTGCTGCAGGTGCTGCTTATCCGGTTGCTAAAAATAACTTGTTCAAAGTAGGAGAAGCCGTCACACTTGGTGGTGACCTGGAAGGCGCCTCTGATGTTATTGCAACGATTGACAGAACACCTGAGGATCATGATCTGATCACTCTGGCCGCCACGATTGGTGCTGCAGCTGTTGGAGATGTATTGGTTTTGGCTGCTGATAAAGCTGCTGCTGGTGCAGCAGTTTACAAGTATACCCCCGAAGCTATTACGATGAACAAGGTGGATACCACCGTTGCGAATCAGACAAGTGGATTACTTGCTCGTGGAAGTGTGAATGAATCGGTTTTACCGTATCCAATTGATGCCGGGCTGAAGGCCGCCCTCCCCCACATCCGCTTTGTGTAAGGATTGAAATATTAACGCTTAAAATATCGAAAAATGGAAAGAAGTTTAATTAAGCAAGTGAACCGCAAGAACATGGAAGCGCGCCTGAACACACGTCACGTGAAACCGGTGTATTTCCCCAACTTCTTCGGTCTGAAAGCAAAAACATCCCTGAAATGGGAAACGCTGACTGGCGAGAAGGGTGCTCCCGTGATCGCTGACGTAATCAGCTACGATGCTTCTGCCCCGCAGAAAAAGCGCGAGGTGATTGGGAAGATGTCGGGAGACATCCCAAAGACTGCCATCAAGCGCGGTATGAACGAGGGAGACTGGAACGAGTATCAGCAACTGAGCCGTGATGCGGCCGGCGATGCTAACCAGATGGCTCTCCTTGACCTGGCGTTCAAGGATCAGGATTTCGTGTACAATGGTGTGCGCGGCCGCTTTGAATGGTGGTGTATGCAATTGATGTCGAAAGGCGGCTTCGTGCTGAATTCAACGAACAACAACGGTGTTGTTACAGAAGAATTCGTGGGGTGCGGGATGCCGAACGCGAACAAGAAGGTGGCGGCTATCAATTGGGCTACCACAGCAACAGCTGATGGATTGCAGGACATAGAGGATGTTGTTGTGGCTGCTGCTGCTGATGGTGTGACCATCAAGTACGTGATCATGCGTTCTGATACTTTCTCTCTGCTGAAGAAGCAGAAATCGACCATCGACAAGCTGAAAGGCTGGGTGAACAACACCACCAAGCTGACCGTGACCAAGCAGGTGATCAATGATTACTTGTCCGCTCAGGAGAACCCTGTTCAGATTGTTGTTGTGAATCCCGCTGTTCGCATTGAGGACAAAGCTCACAACCGTACAACCGTTAATCCATGGGAAGCTAACCGTGTTACTTTCCTGGAAGATCTGAAGGTTGGTGATGTGCAGCATGGCCCGATTGCGGCTGAAAGCTCTGAGGAGTACAAGAAGCTGGCCACTACTGTGAAGAAAGACTTCGTCTTTATCTCGAAGTGGTCAGAGCTGGAGCCGTTCAAGGAATGGACCAAGGCAGAAGCCAATGCCATCCCTGTCGTGAACGATCCGGATGCGATGTACATCCTGAAGGCCGATGGTGCTGCTTGGAATGTAGCTGAAGATACTGAAGCAACTGACAAGTAAAATGACTGTTCAAGAAACGATATTGTCCTTCCCAGGACTGGCGGATTTCCCGCCAGAGTATCTGACCGTGATACTGGCCAGCCGCTCCCTGAATGGGGCGGCTGAGCTGGGTGCGGTAGAGATTAAGATCGTCAGTCTTGCCATCGCTGACGCGCTGGCTGCTTTCGTTAACACCCCTAATTTCACAGAGAACAAGCTGTCTGTAAGTTATCCGAGGGAATACTTCCTCAATACTGCAAGCATGTTGTATCGGGAAAATGGGGAACCGGCAAAAGCGAATAACCTGGGAAAGAAGATTTCAGTTCCAATAGGTAAAGCAAACAACAGATGGTAAAGAGATACCCTCATATTGCAATTATCACCGGAGAAACAGGCGGGAGCCTTGTTGGCGGTGAATGGGTAGAGGGTGATCCAATATCTGTTGAGATCATAGGGCGCTATGATCCCGTAAACACAAGTAATGTTATTCGTGTGAATCCGCAAGGTGATGAAGTGGTGGTTCG